TTTTATAAAGAGGCCATGTAATAGTCATATTTGCGGCAGAGCCAGTGCCTGTGTATTTTTTAGCTACAGTAAATTGTTTTAATCTGTTAAGAGGTATTTTTGTCTCAGGCTCAACTTCATAAACACCAGCTATAGTGATTACATCTCCAACTTCGTAAACTTCAGTATTAGTAGCAGTTACAGATAGAGTAGTTGTCCCATTAGTTACTGCGCTTAGATCACACGTACCTGCTGTAGTTCTTGTTCCATTGGTATGCATAGGAGTCAACTCTGATTGTAAATGGTTAAATCCTCCAACCCTCCCGACAACACCATCAAGATATTGCTGAGAAAGTTCAGAAACAGGGCTGTAAAGTGATTTACTGTCTGTTATAATCGAATTATTTGCAAGCGTATCTGTTAGCAGATACCTGTCTGTTGTTGGAGCATAACCCTGATCAAGATAGGCTTTTGCAGTCAGAACATCTGAATAAACAGGATTAGTCCCGAATGCAGTGTTCTCAAATGAATTACAATATGCATATACAGTATTCAATACATCTTTTTCAATTTCAGCTCCAAGCCTTTTCATTGCAGGTTCAAGATGCCTTTTTGAAAAATCATCAATAGACAAAGTCAAATCTTCAGTATCAAAATCAATATCAATCCCTTTGACTGTTGAAATAGAATATGTTTGTACGGTTTCCGTAATATCCTGAACGTCCATTACCCAACCGGAACGAACAGAGTATTGATTAGGTTCTCTAATTAATATTGTTCCCCCATTCTTCATCCCACTTCTAGCGAATCTATCATCATATTGCCGTGAAATAGAACGAATAAAGGGCATGTTGTTATGTAATATAGGAAGAGATTTTCTAACTATATCACCATCTTTTAAGGTTTTAAAACTATTAGCCATTTTTATCCTCTACGAATATTTAAGTTTCTGTTGTTCAAGTAGCTTTTTCCTCTCTTTTTTGAAATATTCTTCATCAGATAATTTCCCGCCATAGTCTATAGTCCTCGAATCATCAACCGGCGTTATAGGAGGTAAAGCGTTTGACGTACTATTAGCTAAACTTTTGATTCTAGTCTCAAGTTTACCAATTTCCCTCTCAAGTTTAAGCGGATTAGTTTTACCAATTTCAGCCAGCTTAATTGCTTGAGTACTATTTTTCCCTAAATAATAAGCTAATTCTGCCCCTGTTTCATCATCATAATCTAAAAGAATATCCCTGACTTCTTCACTGAAAACATTTTTTTCAACGACTTCATCGAAATCTTCATACTTTTCCCGAACTATTTCACTTAAATCATAGAACCTTTGAACCTTGTCTATTTTTTCCATTTCTTCGTTCTTGGAATATTGTCTTAATTCTTCGTTCCTGTTTTTCCATAAATCTCTTTCATCCATATATTTTTTCATGGATTTGTTATAAGCTTCATAATCATGTTCGCCATATTCATCAACAAAGTCACCTAGATTAGGTATTCTAGGTTCAAGATTAGTATTGAGTTCCTGAAGTCTTTTTTCAGCTTTCTCAGCTCGTTCTTTATACTGATACATTTTAGCAGTTTGCTTATCAATACGTTTTTGAACTTTTTCCTGAAGTTTGTTTATAAACTCTTCGTCATAAGTTCTACCGGGCTCACCCGTTGCTTCCTGAAGCTCGTCTTCTGCTTCTTTAAGCTCTTGATTTGCTTCTTCTAACTCTTGTGTAGCCTGTTCAAGCTCATTGCCCTGAATTTCTTCAGTTTCTACCGTGTTTTCCACGTTTTCCTCCTATAATGTAAAATTATTATTAGCAGATTGTTTCTGCTGCCCAGCTTCAAGCTGTTGTTGTTTAATTTGATTTATCGCTTCTAACGCTTCCTGTGCACCAGGTGCATCTATAAATTGTAATAATAATGGCATCAAAGCAGACGCATATTCAGGAGGTGAATATTGTAATAAATCTCTTAAAAAATTTGATATTTGTTGACGTTTAGTAGGGTTAGTTAAAGACCTTACTCTTATATCATAACGTCCACGACTTAAATCATTTAATACTATTTCATTTTGGTTTTGATCTAAAAACTTTTTATTGATCTCAATATTAGATTGTTCATTACGCAATCTTATAACTCTATAATTATCATAAACTTTAGGAATTAAATCTATCAGGATTCTCTTGCATTTTAATTTAGCCTTAGCAAAATTATTACTAAAATTATATGATATTAAATCACTTCTCTGAGCCCTTGCTTCTATAGCTCTTCCACTACGCTCATTACTGGTCGCACCTGTTGAGGCTTCATATCTGCCAAGGACATCATTTATGTCGTTCTGGCTCAACTGAAGCATTGTTATAGCACCAGCATCTATTTGAGGCGGGTCCTGCCGTCTTGGAGGGCCTGAAGCTGTTTGATTATATAAAAGAATAGAAGTATTTTTTATATTAGCATTCTCCCACATTTCTTTAAACCCATTGATTTGCTGAGGAGTAACAAGATAAGGAGCTTTAGGACTTAATGCAATTTTTTCAGTTAAACTTGTTTTCCAGTAATTATATGCCTGCTGGTCATTCTGTGCATCTGTAGTCAATGCTTTTTTATATTTCTTACCATTAAAATCTATTTCATCACCAACTACTTCCACTATAGGGATTAACTTCCCCGGCCATATTTTATAATCAAGTACTGATTTACCTGTGATTTTATACCATTCTATAATATATGAGTCTACTGTTTTCTCTCTTAGTATCTGAGTGTTTTCTCTTATTATTTTTTCATTCTTTACAGTAAGTTCATAAATTTTTATTTCGTCATTTTCAAGGACTTCAGCTATTCTTTTCTTTTTAGGTACTTTTCTAAAATATTCAGCTATATAACATTTATCGTCTTCGTACCATAATTCGTTGTCTTCATTACCTTCAAAGTCAGATGCGTCATCTTCATCATAATTTAATTTAAATTCTCTTATTGGTATAGCTTCACGTATAAAAGCAAATTGACCCCGGGGATCAACATCAACCATCAATGGGTTTTTGATAGCTTTAATTTTAATGTCCTGATTAAAATCTTCATCAGATTCTTCTGTGTATATTCTAAAATATCCATACCCGCCACCAACAGCATGAGTACATACAGTCCCATAAATATCTTCTATTGTGTTTTTATAGAAAATATCATTTATAAGTTCATTATAAATTTTAGCAATTTCTATATCACCTTCATTGTCAACAGGAACAACATCATCTAAATCTGCAACTCCCTTTTCCTGATTTACAACCTGAGCTGCGAATTTCCCTAATTTATTACTGGTTAAATAAGGTCTATGATCTTTTTCACGTTGTTCAATATCAACAGTGTCCCATTGCCCGTTCTCGATATTAAACGTATATCTCATATTTTTCTTAAATGATTCACGTAAATAGAAATTAGAATCATGTACTATTTTAAATCTTTCTCTTGCTTCTATTAAGATTTTTTCTTTATCTATCCGCTCATCCAAGTTCCATTCCTCCGTTCTGGTCTTTCATTTAATGCATGCTTTTTACTGATTTTATCTGTATTAAAATATGTAATAGCTAAAGCATCACATTCATCAGGTGAGTGTCCTATCTGGCTTTTTATGTCTGATTTTTCTTTCAAAACAATTTTGCCTCTTTTACTTATTTTATACTGTATAGCTGCTAACTGTTCAAGAAGATCATTATCATCTGGAATACTTATTTCTCCACGTTCAAAAGCCTCTCTAAGTGTCCAGTACATCTCAGCACGTTTATTCTCGAATCTTTCAGGATCATCTGCTGTTCTTCTAACATCAGCAGGCTCTACTATAGCCCCTTTCTTTTCTCGTATATTTCCTTCTATAGCCCATCCTATACCTATAGTATCAATCCTGACAACATCTGGTAATTCAATGTCTATCTGGGCCCCTATCCAGTTTGATAACTCAACAGAATCTCTTGTACTTTTGCGTTTAAATTCAAACACTTTAGGGCCTCGTCTTGAAGCTATAACTGATTTATCACCGCCTGCACCACAGTCAACACCGTAAACCAATGGAGTATCAGGTAAAACTTCTAAAGGTTTATTAATAGCAGATAGTACCCATTTATAATCTACCAACGTTTCATTATCGAAAACAGGAGGCAGACCTAAAACATTCATTCTATAAGTATTCGAATCTTTGCCGTACTTTCTTGCTTTTTCATTAAGAAGAGTCTGGTTAACAATTTCGCTCTCTTCACTATTCCATCTTAACGTTACCCATCTATGTTTTTGAGAATATTGTGTATCTATAGCATACCCTTTAGAGTGCATAGGGTTGAAAATAAGAAACATTAAATTACAC